ATCATATAAAGCGAGGCGATTGCATTCAGTTGATTACTGAAGTAGAAAGCGAGAGCGTTGGGCTTTCTGTATTTTCTCCGCCATTTGCAGAGCTTTATACATATTCTAGTCATTTAGAGGATATGGGAAATTCAAAAGATTATAAAGAGTTTTTAACTCAGTTTAGTTTTTTGATAAAAGAATTATATCGAATAATGATGCAAGGGAGAAATGTAGCAGTTCATTGTATGGATTTGCCGATACAGAAAGGCAAAGAAGGATTTATAGGACTTCGAGATTTTAGCGGAATGATTCTAAAGGCATTTGAAGAGGCTGGGTTTATTTATGCTAGTAGAGTTACAATATGGAAAGACCCAGTAGTTGAAATGCAAAGAACTAAAGCACTGGGATTACTTCATAAACAAGTTAAAAAAGACAGTACAATGAGTCGAGTTGGCATACCTGATTATGTAATGATTTTTAGAAAAGATGGAGAGAGAACTAATCCTGTAAAAAATACTGATATGAGTGTAGATTTATGGCAAAAGATAGCATCTCCAGTATGGATGGATATAGATTATGGAAATACTTTGCAAGGATTTAGAAATGGAAGAGAAGAGAATGATGAAAAACATATATGCCCTTTACAACTTGATACAATTGAAAGATTGATTTTGCTTTATTCAAATAAAAATGATATTGTATTTACTCCGTTTATGGGCATAGGTAGCGAAGTTTATCAAGCAGTAAAAATGGATAGAAAGGCAATAGGATTTGAACTTAAAGAAAGTTATTATGATCTAGCAAAAGCAAATGTAAAAATAGCCTTAGGCTCGAAATCTCAATATAGTCTATTTTAATAATCAAAAAATTAAAACCATGAAAACAACATACACAAGCACTACGTGCCTACTAATTACAGCCGCGATGCTATTCACAAGCTGCGAGCGATGCTTTGAATGCCGAATCATGCAAAGCAGCACTAATCAATACGGGCAGATGCAATCGCAACCTCCGATAATAATTGAACAATGCGGCATGACTCGGCGCGAGAATAAGCAATACGTTGAGCAGATGACAACCAGCACAACGGTAATCATTAACAATAAAAAATACACTACTGATACGCGGGTATCGTGCAAGGAAGTCAGATAAAATTTGTATATTTGAGCATTCAGAGGTAGTAGCCTGAATGATGTTTCAAAAATCTTGAAGCCCTTTGGGGGCTGCGAGGCGAAGTGTAACAACCGAGCCGCTACTACCGCAGCCATCAAAGGGCGTTTTTTTTATGAGAAAATCATTTATACTATACAGCGATATTTATGATACTCTTCAGCATTTAACCGATGAACAGCTCGGAAAATTAATGCGAATGATTTTTGAATATCAAACCAGCGGCAAGACGCCTGAAACAAATAACCCTTTATTTATTGCATTTGGTTTCATTAAATCGAGCTTGGATAGGGATGGAGTAAAGTATGAGCAACGAGCCGAAAGGTCGCGTGAAAACGGCGCTAAAGGTGGAAGGCCAACTAAAAACCAAGTAGGTAAAAAAGAAACCCAAAAAACCCAGCAGGTTATTTCAAAACCCAAAAAACCTGATAGTGATAGTGTAAGTGATAGTGTAAGTGATAGTGATAGTATAAATGCAAATAAAATTTATAAGAATATTGATGAAATAAAAAAGGAGCATTTCGCTGATGAAAAAATAAACAGCTTATTTATCCAATTTTTATCCGAACGTATCGCACGTAAGAAATACCCAACTGATAACTCGATTGAATTGCTAATTAAAAAAATGCGTAAAATTTATAAAACCAAAGAGGAAGTAATTGAAGGGCTCGAGGAAGCAATAGCCAACGGGTGGAGCGGTTTATTTGAAATTAAACGCAACAACACTAAACAACCACCACCAACAAAGACACGCGCCTCGATGGGCGTTAAGATGGAATAAAAAAATAAAGCATTCATTCACTAAATTTGAATTATGAACATACCAAAGATAGAACAAGCCCTAATGTTTCTTTGCCTTAACGGCGATGATAACTACCGAGAAATCGCGCCGCAGCTTATCGAAGATTACTTCGCAGATGACACCGCGCTTAAAACATTTAAGCTCATTAACGCGATTATGAAGGACGGCAAGCAGCCTACATTCGTTACATTCGGGCAATACGCGACAAAGGACAAAGCACTAACACCGCAACAGATTGCATCGGTCACCCAGTGGGGCAATGAGCTGAGTTACTCCGAACCCATAAACCAGTACATCGCAATCCTCAAAGATGAACACATCAAACGCAATATAAACACCATACTAACCGAGCAAGCACTTGGGCTCGGCAAAGAATCGAGCGGAAGCGAAACAGCCGTAAACATCATTAAACGGCTCAATACCCTAATCGAGAATGGCAGCCCTACCGATAACATCATAACCACGCCACAGTTAACCCACGAAGAGCGGCAAGCATACTACCGCCGTGCTGCGTTACATCAAAGCGGTAAAACAAGCGGGCTCAATACCGGCATCGCAGCACTTAACCGATTCACTGGTGGCTTCCATCCCGAGCTTATAATCATTGCAGGCCGCCCATCGATGGGTAAGACTGCCCTCGCATTGTACCACGCCTGCCAGTTCAATGAGCCAGGTATCTACTTCAACCTGGAGATGAATCAAAGCCAGCTATGTCAGCGGCTAATACTTCAGCATGCGAACGATGCGATTAACAGCGCACGGCTTCGCGATGGCAACCTATCGCAACCTGAGTTACACGCATTCGAAACCACGATCGGATTAGTTGAGAAGCTACCCATCACAATCTACGATAAGCCGCGATGTGGAGTGCATGAGGCAATACGCATAATGAGGCGCGAGGCTCGAAAGAATAATTGCAAATGGGCAATCATTGACTATCTTCAGCTAATGACAATCGAGGGCTTCAGAGGCGGTAATCGCGAGGCTGAGGTTGCAGAGATAAGTCGAACATTGAAAGCCGCGCAAAAGGAACTTAATATACCAATTATTGCACTTGCCCAGTTAAGCAGGCAAGTCGAGCAACGCGCCGATAAGCGACCGATACTCTCAGACCTTCGCGAATCTGGAAGCATCGAACAGGATGCCGATACGGTTATGTTTGTTTACCGCCCTGAATACTACGGATTAAACGATGAAGCAGGCAACCCCTATAGCTCAGATGTCTTTTACCTATTCGAGAAGCACCGGCAAGGCTCAACGGGTGAGGTACGCTTTAAGCATAACAGCACGCTCACGAGCTTTCACGATACCGGCTCGAGTGGTGGCAGCTCTTATTTGCCTATGCCTGAATCCGAGCCAATCTTAAACGGTAGCCCAAAGGCAATACAGCCGAATGAAACTTTTGATTTTAATCCTTTCTAATGACAATCGAAGAGCAACTAATCGAGCGCATGGATAACTACCAGCCGAGTGAGGCAATGATAACTGATGGCTGCGTAACATACCACAGCACAACGCGAACGCATCGAAGCTACGCAGAGCATTTGAAACACGCGCCTAATGGTTCATTCGTGCGCAAGGTGTACCTCAAACGCTGTTATGAGTGGCTGATGCTTTTGAAAAAAAACGGCATCGAAATGCATCACAAAATCAAATAAATACTTATCTTTGCAAACATCAATGGAAAGTGAAAACATAAAGACAGGGCGAGGGGGCTACCGCGAGGGAGCTGGGGCGAAGCCGCTATATGGTGAGCCAACGGTTAACATTACCTTTCGAGTTCCTGAATCGCATAAGTCAACAATTCGGCGCATGGTTTACGATTACATGGACGGATTAAAAGTTAAACGCAAACACGAGCCTGAATATGGATGCTAAAAAGAAAATAGAAATAGAGGTTTTGCAAAGCGCATACGAATCACTAATTCAGTTAGCGCAAATAAACCGAACAACCGAAAGCGATATAATCGAAAGGGCTATAAAAACATTTGCAAATCCATTAACCATAGACGGGGAATACAGGGAATTTTTAACAGCCATTAATAATGGACATGACTATGTTTTAGATGCTATGGAGGTTGAAAAGGAATTGCAAGCCGAAGCCGAAAAACATGGATGCTAAATTGTTAACCATACCGTGCGCGATTGAATCGGTAGCCACGCGCCGCGATAAGACGATAAAGGTCACAATCGGAACGCAGGAGCTTTCACCCGAGCAAACGAGCGCACTCTTCAACCAGTGGATGGGTGGTGTGGGTGTGATGGCATTCAAAGGCGAGCAGTTCAATTACAACGATGAACAGCTGCTCAATAACCTGAAGCTCGATGCCGCCGAGCTTGGAAGTAAGACACCGAGCCATCGGTTACGATCAACGCTTTACGTGCTATTTGAACACGCACCCGAAGGGCATAAGGACTTCAACAGCTTCTACGCGGCAATGATGGAGCGATTCATCGATATGGTAAAGAAACGCATAGACACCTACAATTTATGACAACACGATTACGATCAGGCGTACTAACACCGTCATCCGTAAACGGCCAACCGTACTACTTCGGTTATCTGATACATCCGAGCATGGAGTATGAGGTAGCCATTGCAATCACAAAGGCACAGCTTAAATCATTTGCGCAAACGAACAAGCTCATATTACCAACCGATGAACCCGAGTATAAGTTTGGCACCCTATTAAGCATCGAAGACCGCGACCGAAACAACGCATATACGTGCAAGGTGTTCGCCGATGGTAAGCTGCATAACCTGGTTATCTATCCACGGCAATACAACGAGATAGTAATTGCCGGGCATCAGGTAAACGCCGAGCAGCAAGGTCGATTCATTAACGAATTAAGCTACGCATAATGCCACTATTCCAAGGCGATAGCCAAACCGTTATAAGCATGAATATTCGTAAGCTAATCGACGAGGGTTACACCCCGCAACAAGCCGCCGCGATAGCATACGCCGAAGCTGAAAAGTATAAACAAAAGCGAGGGAAGCGATGAAAAAGAAATTAGGGCGCCCTACCGATTATAAACCGGAATACGACGAACGCGCGTTCAATCTTGCGTTGTTAGGACTTAACGACGTGCAAATGGCGGCGGCGTTTGATACGAGCGAAAAAACATTTAACGAGTGGAAAAAGCAACACCCCTCTTTTCTTCAGTCATTAACGCGCGGAAAAGAGGATGCAGACGCTAAAGTAGCGCGTTCGATGTACGAACGTGCATTAGGTGTTACGATAGTCGAAGAGGCGGTAACAAAGGACGGGGATATAGTTAAGCTACGTAAACAGCTACCCTCCGACACCGCAGCGGCTAAACATTGGTTAGCGAACAGGCAACGCGGGCGCTGGAGTAATAACGGCGAAAGCACTATAACCACTACCGAGCCGCTGGTAATTATTCGCACCGAGCCGAGTCAACCGAATGAATGAGCTACCGATTAACCGAACGGCAAACGATAGCCTACGATTTAGCGTTAAGCGGCGATAAGCGCGTTATTGTATTCGGGGGCGCGATACGCGGCGGCAAAACATATTGGCTACTTCTAACGCTTACCTCGCTATGTTTGGCATACCCTCGCAGCCGTTGGGCTATTATTCGTAAAAGCCTACCCGACTTAAAGCGCACCACGTTTCCGAGCTTTACCTCTATTATGGTCGACGGCGTTAGCAATTACGTTAAGAGCTGGAATAGGGATACGCAAGTAGTAACATTCATTAACGGGTCGGAACTTATCTTTATGGCTGAAAGCTTCGATGAAGATAAAGACCTCAACCGCTTTAGAGGTTTAGAGATTAACGGCGCGGGCTTGGATGAAGTAAACGAGCTACAAGAGCCAACGTTTTACAAGGTTCAAGAGCGTATCGGAAGTTGGAACAAATCACAAGGTAAGCCGCCTATCGTTTGCCTTGCAACTTGCAACCCAGCGCAAAACTGGGTTAAGTCGGTTATATACCAACGCTACATCGATAACACTTTGCCCGAGCGTTGGGCGTTTATACCGTCAAAGATTACCGACAACCCTCACATCCCGGCTGAATACCTCGAGAGCCTGAAGGAGTTACCGCCTGTGCAGTACGCCCGATTCGTGGAGGGGGATTGGGATGTGATGGATGATGTGGCCAATCCATTCCTCTACGAGTGGAGCGATGAGAAGCACATCGATGATAGCGTGCAGCTCAACCGAAACATGCCAGTGCACATAAGCGTTGACTTCAACATCAATCCACTTTGCGCATTGGTCATCCAGCACGTTGGCAGAGGCGCTGTGGTGGTGGATGAGATAAAGATTGAGAAGGGCAGCGTGGATGCGTTCTGCGATGCGGTGCTTGCGCTCGGCGTACCGATGGGCTTGATACGCATTACAGGCGATGCGATGGGTAAGGGTGGCACGGTTCAACAGCGTGACAACTCAAGCGCATACACCATGATTAAGCGGAGGCTCGGCATGAGCGATAGCCAGTTTCTCATTCCGGCTAACCCAACCCACTACAACAGCCGCATCGATTGTAACGCAGCACTACGCAAGCTTGACATCCGCGTGAACTCAAAGCGGTGCAAGGGATTCGTATTCGATGCGAAGCAAGTGCAATGCGATGCGAATGGTAGTATCATAAAGACCAATCGAAAAAACATTGCCGAGCGTGCTGACTTCTTGGATTGTTTTCGTTACTTTGTGAACGCAATTCTAAAGCGATACTTATGAGCGTATGTTCACCTTGCTTTGATTCCGGCATCAGCGTTGCGGCTTGTCACGCTGGCATTGCCTTTGGCGTTGTCACACCTGAGACCGAGTACTCGGTACTGATAACGCACAACGCGACTAACCGTGTGCAGAGCTTCACTGCGACATCGGATGTCGATGGCATCATCACAATCATTGGCGCGAAGGTCGATGCGCTGCAAGGCTACACGATAAGCCTAAAGAACTGCGATAAGTTCACCATTTGCGAGGTTGAGTACGACTGTATCGCATTCAGCGTGGTGAACATGGACACGGATGTAGCCGAAACGATAAACCTACTCGAATGCGTAAGCTGCTAAAGAAACTAAAGAGCATCGCACACGGCTGGGCGTTGTGGGCGTTTGATACTAAGGAGAGCCGCGAGGTATCGAAGCCTCGAATGGAGATTTGCAAGACATGCCCCTACCGAATAAAGCTGACCGACACTTGCCGCGAATGCGGATGCTTCTTGCCTGCTAAGACTCGCGTTGCTGATGAAGAGTGCCCGCTGTTACGTTGGTAATATGATGACAGGCTTCATCTTGGTTAGTGCGCTCCAGCACAAGGATGAAGTGGATGAGCTTATCGACAAGGAAGAGCGGTGGCTTGACTTGGTTATTAACACTACCGATATAAGCATTGTGTACGAGGATGAAGCGGCGGAGCGTTGCTACATCAGTTTAATGAGCACGGACAAAGAAATAACAACAAAGAACACACTTGATGAAATTATTCAAAAGATTAGGCGAGCGACTTCAATCAACATTTACGCGCAGTAAGCCCACCACGTACAACCTCGTTGAAGTATTTAAGCATGGCGGGCATAGGTACTACCGATTCCCAAAGGAAGTGAACATGCCGCTCGAAAGGTTCGCAATGAGCATGAGCCTGCTTGAGCGATTAAGCAGCGGACTGTCAGGCGGTGAGATGGATAAGATATTGACCGAGATGGAGAAGGCACTCAGCGCGGGATTGAGCAATCCTAAGACAGCGGCATTGATGGGCGCATACATCCACGTTATCCGCGAGAGGCAGAACACGGTAATCCATCGCGACATACTGCTTAACATCGCAGCGACTTGGATAATACGCGGCGATGAAAATCCCGCAGCGATTAACCCCGACATTCATCAGCAGAAGTTAACCCTATTCGAAGAGCTCAGCAAGGGGGGTGCTCATGATTTTTTTTACAGCTTGGGTATCGAGCCGCTGATGCCCTTATTCAATATTTCAGCCAGCGAGTTTCAAACGCTCTGGGAGTACAACACAACGGAAGTACGAAAGCTTCACGAGGCATTACGCCAACTGAGCTCTCACCGCAAAGCCGGGCAAAGAGAACAGCCGACACCTTCCGCGAGCAAGTGATGAACCTTGCCGGTGGTAGCATATCTGAGTTCAATGAGTTAATGGCTTCCGATGTTTCAACTTATTTGCTTAAATTTGAAGCAGCAATAAAGGCTCAAAATGGCAACAAAGGTTGAGATTATCTATGAAGCCGAGGCATCGAGCCTGAAGGCAACTGTTAACGAAGTAAATAAAGCGAACGACGCGGTTGTTACATCCGCACAGGAAAGCTCGAAAGAGGTAGCCAACGCATTTAAAACAGCAGGCAAAAGCATTGCGGCTGCGTTTTCGGGTAGCGAAGTTAAGAAGGCACTGGCCGATCAGAACAAAGCCTTTGACGATTTGAATAAGAAGGGCGTACCGCTGACAAGGGTATTGCGCGATTTAAGGAATCAACTTAATTCACTTGAAGAAGCTGGCAAGGGTGGCACTGAACAATTTAGGCAATTAGAAATTGAGGCAGCGCGGCTCGAAGACCAGATAGGAGATACTCGTCAAAGGGTGAAAATACTTGCATCAGATACGTTTAAGTTCGATGCAGCGGTTGGTGCTATTCAGGGGCTGGCTTCGGGATTCGAATTGGCACAAGGCGCTGCGGCATTGTTTGGTGAAGAAAACGAGGATTTGCAGAAAGCACTTACAAAGATAACGGCTGCAACCGCTGTGGCGAATGGAGTGCAACAGATAGCCGCTTTGATTAAAGAAGAAAGCGCAATCAAGACGCTTGTATTGGCTCGAGCTGAAGGTGTGCTCGCTGTTGTTACTGGCACATCCACAGGTGCGATGAAAGCATTCAGAATTGCATTAGCCGCTACTGGTGTAGGCTTGCTCGTGATCGGCTTGGTTGCTTTGATTGAGAACTTCGATAAGGTTAAGCGTGCCCTCGAGAACTCAATACCGGGATTCAAAGAGGTAAGCAATGCAATCGGCGGCGTGGTTGATACAATCAAAGAGTGGGTAGGCGCATCAGACGAAGCAGACCGCGCTGCAAGTGCTTTCGATGCAGCGGCAAAGAAACAACGTGCCGCATCCGATGCTGCGATTGAAAGGATTGAGCGGCAAATAAATATTGAGAAGTCAGCAGGGCGTTCAACGGTTGCGCTCGAGATACAACGCGAGCAAGCGGTTATAAATGCTAACCGTGCCATCATAGCTGACTATGCGAAGAAAGCCGGAACATTAAGCCAGTTAAGCGAAGAAGAAAAGGCAAAGGCTAAGGAAGTACAAACCGAAGCTGTTAAAGCGGTATTGGATGCAAGCGCAAAGATTACCGTGATTCGTAATGAAGCAGAACGCGAAGCAAGCGAGAAGGCACAAGAGGAAGCAAAGAAACGAGCTGAGGCTGCAAAGAAAGCCGCTGAAGATGTAGCCAAGGCACGCGAAAACTTAGCTAAGTTAGAGACCGATGCTTTGCAGGCGCAATTGGATGAACGCGAAAAGA